GTTTGGTAAAGAATAAACTCGGCTTCAATCCTTTCTTCTTGATACTTTGTGCAAGAATGAATCCCATTGTTTTATAACTACCATACCTTCCCTTTTTATCTCTTGGTTGTAATCCTCTAAACCTTGCCCATTCAGCAAACATTCCTGTTGCTGCCTCTAAACCTATTAGGTTGCTACTTTGTTTGTATCTGAATCCACTTAACGACCTACCGCTTTGAGTTCCTTGTACCCCTCTATCCTGAAACATTCCGTAATCTTCCATTTCGAAATATATCTGATAGCCTTGGGCTACTTCCTTAATGTTATATGTCAGGCTCTCGTATAGTTCCTTGCTAACATTCTTTTTACCCTTTGTAAGGTTAGTTCTCGCCTGTTGGATAACATACCTACCAAAAGCGTTTAAAGCCCTCTTAATCTCCTTAAAATTCATTAGCAGATAGGTATATCGTTTTCTATAATTACGTCAAAGGTTGAAGCCCACCCTGCGATATTGTTTTCAAACCTGTCTAAGAATGGTTCACAATTAACCGTTCCATCTAACTGATACTTTTCGGTGTGTAAAGTTCCTATTCTTAATTTTTGCAACACTTTATTGATTACTGCCAATTGGGTGTTTAGAACGTCGTGTAGGTTATCGTTTCCTACAAATAGGTCAGTAGTCGCATCTTTTGAGATGTCTACTATATCCATAGTTAAAACACTTATGTTAAAGGTTAGGGTTTGTTCGTCTTGGACTACATTATTCACAATCAAGTGCGATAGAGGAAAGATTGTCTGTTTAGATAAATCTACTTCTGTTATATCTCCAATAGTTACTGTTTTTACATTAGGGTCAGCCAATAGCGTTTCCTTGATTGTTTCTGTAACCGCATAGAACCCCCTGATTCCTTTATTCATCTTTTAGCCTTTAATTGATTAGCTTCTACATCTGCCTTGTCTTTCATAAACGACAACATTAAGAAGCACTTGTGAAAATTTAGTTTAGTGATATTTTCAATTCGTTCAACGTCTCCGTTAGAGAGCGCGTAAAGTGATTGATACCAACCCCATTTGGTCGAGAACTGAGATATTGCACTAAGTTGCTCTCCTGAGATTCCTTCAAATAATTCAGGATAGTTTCCGATAATTCTATCCCTAAATTGTAAAAAAAAAGCAGGCTACTTATTACACAATCCATTGTTAGTTCCTTCATATGCAATCCATCGCCTCCCTGATAATCCTCAACGGAATACCGCTCACCGTATTTACCTTTTATTGGTCTATAAAGCACATTCATAGTTAAATGCATATTGTCCCAATCGCCTATGTAGGTATCTAAATCAATATACTCCCCTAAACTTATGTCCTCTAAATTTGGAATGAATCCATAGTCCCTATCGTTCAGTTTTGTTTTCTTGACCAATTTTGGCTTTTCCTCAAACAATTGGTTTAAAATATCTGTGATAGCAACTACGTCCGATAGTTTCATATGTAGTACCTGTTCTGCGGGTACACCACAAAAAATTTCAATCATTTTTACCTGAAGAAACCTTTGGTCTTCTGCGGTTCGTTGAATCTTAAAAAACCTTTGGTATTGTTCTAAGGTTATTTGAGATAACTTATCAGGTACTATTACATCTATCTTCATACTTATATAACGATTTTTAGACAAAGTTTTAGACAAAAAAAGGAGATACCTTGCGATATCCCCTTCTAAAGTAACCAAAAATTAACTAACTAACTAAAAACTCTGAATTAAGGTATATGTAAAGATAAGAAATCTTCTACTGAATCGTACTCTGTTTCGCCATCATCATTGTAGCCAAATAACACGACATCAAAGATAGTGTCTCTGCCCTCAAATATAGCAATGGTTAATCCGCATTCATAAGCGATATAAACATAACCGCTATTTGGATTGTAGCCCCTTTCCATTTCGTCCCACGTTTGTATTCCGAAGGTATTGGCATAATTAAGCAGGCCCCACATTGACCTTACTTGATTGTAATTGAATTGTTCGCACCTTAAATTTTCCATATCTAATCTCTTATAAAATACTTGTTTTCTATATACTCACATTCTTCTTCATAACCCATATTCTTGAAAATACTCCAAGCACCATCAGGGTCTGATAAACTAACCATTATCTCTATTTCGTGTTCTGTGAATCTCATATCTCAATTGATTTACTTCCTAAAATTCTACCGCATAATGGTACACACTCTGTGAGGTAAGTTCCATCTACCTTAACCTCCTTATATCCTTTCTGTAATATACCCTTGTAGGTAATATCTTTTCTACCCGCATACCCCATATTCTCTCTATCAGGTTCATCAACAATTAGGTTGCCTAAGTATTTACTGCCTTGGTAAAACTCGATGGCATAAGCAAAAATTCTAAAATCTTTCATTTGGTTATTTTTTTAAACTACTTAAAGATAGTAACTATTTTCTAATTATCAAATAAATTTAAAAACTATCTTATTGAAGCCTCGAAACAATTACTACTGCAATAGGTCTTGTCCTTTACCATAGGCTTGCCACACTCAGGGCATTCATAATTATAATCATCTAACTGCGGGTCGTTGTACCAATTCATAACAAAAAAATTAACCCCCCGAAGGGGGAGGTTATTAATTAAAATGAAGGGTCTTCATATTCTCTTGCATATCCAAAGGCTACTTTGAATGGTGCCCAACCTGTTTCTCCTGTCCATCTATGGGTATAAAATACTCTCCATTTTCCATATCTGAATTTTAAGGTTAATTCTTCTCCCTCGGTATCAGGCTGAACTTCATATCGACCTGCATAATAATCTAAACACTTATACTTTGCTCTTTGAATCTTGCACTCTTTACCATTTTCGCTTACATAAGTAACGAAATAAGCTCTTCTGTCTGAATACATAAGCTCTGTTGCTCCTTCTCCTACTACGGGACCTTTTACTTGTGAATCTAAATTTTTCATCTTTTTTGGTTTATTTTTAAATACATCATAAAAGTATGTAACCCATTTCAAGTTATCAAATATATTTAATAAAAAGTTTAAAAAAAGTTTACCTGATTCTATCTGATAGCGTATTTACCGAAGTTCGGTTTGCTCAGTATTGAATAAGTAGAATAACGGCAGGCATCGACTATATGGTTATGCAGGTCGATTGGCATATTGGTAATGATACCTGATTTATCTTCCTTCCATTTATAGTTCCTAAATTCCATTATTGCATTGGTAGAATCTTTAGTGATATGTATCTTATGTCGCTTTAACATATCAATACCTGCACGAATGTCTTTTTCGCTCTTGCGGATATTCCAACCCATTCTGCGGAGTTCCTCGTTTAGCCTTGGTTCTGCGGTATCGGCATAAATTGGTCCATCGACATTTTTTGATTTTAAGAATTGGTGTATATCGCCTGTTGTCATTCCTGTGCGATACAATAGTTCCTCGAAATATAAATTGTGGTCTTTCTTGTATGTGGCTACTAAAGTGGTTGGGTCGTTAGTAAATCCGTAATCCATTCCATAAGATACAAATTCAGCGTCATAAGGTATTTTATCTATCTCTATGTAATTGAATATGGTTGATTTGCTTCTTGCCCTTAGACCTAATCCATATATCTGCCAATACTGCTCATCAGTATCTTTTAGCCTTTCAATTTCATCTATAAGGGTCTTATCTAAGAAAGGGTTATCTAAGTAGGTTGTTTGGTAGAAATCACAATCGTCCCTTGATATTACCTTGTCGTACAACCAATGGTATTCGTCCGAAGGGTTAAAGTCCCCTATGATTCTTTCGTTGGTACGGAAGATTAATTGTTGCCAATCCTCCCAAGTCAATTCGTTTATTTCGTTTGAGTATAGTAAGTCCCTTTTTCTTCCTCTTACTTTTTGAGGTTGGTCTAAAGAAATGAATTCAATTAAATTCCCAAACAAATAGTATTCTGAATTTGATTTGTTGTGGAACTCCTCTCGGTAGATTTAATAAGTTCTAAGTATGTCTAAGAAGTCACGCATAACCGTTGCCCTTAACGCAGGAAACGTCTTGCGACAAATGGTTATGGTTTTGTTTTGCTGAGATGTGCAATAATGAAAGATTATCCAAAGTAGAATGTTGTATGTCTTTCCACTTCGAGTTCCTCCCTGCTCTATTACAATTTTCTTATCCGATTGTAGTAAGTGGTCATAAACTATGTTAGTCCGAATCCTTGTCACTTCTTATTATCTCGACTTGGAAGTTGTTAGGTATTCCGTCTGCGCCTGTTATTTCTTGTCGTTCTACATAGCCACGTTTCTTTCCTTTGGTTTTTAAGGCAAATATCAAAGATGTAGTATCTCCTCCATTTATTTTTTCAACCAACTTACCTTCCAAGAAATCCAAAAACTTCTCTTGTGGTTCAACTGATTCTATCTCTTTTTTAAATTCAGGATCCTTTTCAATCCAATTGTAATAGGTCTGCCTTACTATGCCAACCGTCTTACAAGAAACCAATATGTTACCAAAGGCTCTTTCGTAAGCCTCTATGAATGCCTTTTTTAGCAATTTATTGTCCATTCCTGTCTATTTGATTAGTTTCAAGAATTCTATTCTTGGTTTATTATCATCTTTGAATACACCCATCATTTTGGAAGTAGTAGTATAAGTGTCGTGTTTTTTAACACCTCTCATCTCCATACACATATGTTTAGCCTTTAACACTACCGCTACTCCTATTGGGTCTAATTGTTCCCATAAAAATTCTGCTACCTGAGTGGTTATTCTTTCTTGGTTTTGTAATCGCCTTGAGAAGGTTTCTAAGGTTCTTGCTAATTTACTAAGCCCTACTATTCGTCTGTTAGGAATGTAAGCGATATGTCCCTCCCCAAAGAATGGTGCAATATGGTGTTCGCATAATGAATGAAAGGGTATGTTAGTTTGTACAATCATTTCGTCATATCCCTCTCCTTCGAACGTGGTGCAATTCCATTCAGGTGGGTTTAGGAACTCATCAAAAAATTTAACAAATCTCCTTGGAGTATCTTTTAGTCCCTCTCGATTCGCGTCCTCTCCAAAGTATTGTAATAACCTTCTTACATTGTCCTCTACATTACCCTGTTCGTTCTCCCAAGGAAACACTATCCATTCGTTGTGATACTCTACCCTCTTATCTATTAACGCATAGAATTTCTTATTGTATTGTTTGTAGCGTTCGAGTGTTGCTCCACTATCAATTAAGTCATCAATAATCACATCAGCTTCTTCTATATTATCTACTGCCTTACCTGTCATTCCTGCCACTACTTGACCGCCCCTTGGTACACCATAGAATTTGGTATCGTGTGGTAACTGTTCTAATATGTTATACAGTCTTTTATAGACTTCTGTCCAAGCTATTTGTTTTTTCATACTCCTGTTTTTTGATTCCAAATTTCAATGTGTAGTCGCGTGCAATAATTAAAATGTTCCGTTATACACAACTCCGCTACATACTCTTTGTTCTGATTCAATAGTTCCTGATTTTCTCCTGCAGGCATTAAGTAAACCTTATCGCGGTCAATGATTTCGGAATAGTCCGCCATTATTTCCTCATAATCCTTTTCATTGGACACGACAAATTTGAAGATGGAACTAATCTCATTAAAGGTCTTTAGTGCCTTTTTATTGAATGTTTGCGATTTATCGTTACCGCTATTGGATAGTTTAGGGCTTACGTTAAATAAGTCCACTTGTTGCCTTAGTGCCTCGTTAGGCTCTATAGTTCCATTAGTTTCTATTTCTACAAATACGTTTGGATTGATTAACTCCCTAACAAACAGAATAAACTCTTTGACTG